CGTGACCGCATAGCCAAAGTTCATGTTGGGCACACGAATACGAGAGTACAGTGTGGGAATCGCAAGATCCGTTGGGATCGTACGACGGTAGAACCGACTTGTGGCCGTCCCCTCTTGTGAAGAGGAAGGCCGGAAGGTCCCCACTACTGACGATTGGTAGCTGACGACTGGGTTCGATAAAGAGAACCCGAGCGTGTCTGTGAATGACTCCAGGTAACGACCGAGGGGAACGAACCCTTCGATCAGAAAACTGAACGGCACCACATCCCAAGCTACGCTCGCTGGGTTAAGCAACCCCAACGAGTTGGCTAGCGCGACATTCGGGTTTGAAACCACGACATCGGCGCTAACACGCACCCACATAAGTGAGGTGTAACTCCAGAGGTAGGTACCCTCATTGGATACCTCCTTTCCTTGGAAGTTAGCTCCAGTTACCCGCGAGGTTGGAAACTCGCGGCCTAGCTGCCTTGCGGCGGCAAAGATGTCCTGGAACAACGGAACCCAACCGAAAGAGTACTCGAGGATTTCGTCCTCGATTGCTTCACCCTTTCGGCGTTTCCAATGATCGCGCGCTGATGCAGGCACTTCGAGGCCAAGGCCCCAAAGAAAATTCGCAAAATTTCTTTTACGAACTGCATTGACCAGCACGTTCACATCACGCAACCGCTTCATGATCATACTGCGGGATTGGCCCCATTCGGCAAATGTCACGCCAAGGTTGGCGATGGCATCAGACCGATCGAGACCACCACGCACTTTGCCCATGAAAGAGTCGTATGCGCGAGCATACTGACGTGCGGATTGACCGTTACCCCAGACTTGCGCACTTGCGATATAGTCCGCGTCTGAGACCCACCGCCCTGGAATATTGGCGGTGGAAGTAACGACCATATAAGGAGCGACCTCTCGACGAGTTGTCTTGTATCGCTCTTTGCGTGTTACCTTCGTCTTGGTCAATGGTGAACCATTAACGGACTCAGAGTAATAGGGTCCAAGGATCGTCATAGCAGTCCTCCAAGACGGAGAACTTCAATGGCAAGAGGAACCGGAAGAAGCAGAAGCTTCGTCAGGACGGTCAGGCCGAGGCTCAGACCACCCAGGCGAAGTAGCAACTTTTTGGTTTCCTTATCCATTGATAAGCTCCTTTGGTAAAGGTTATGACGATGGAAACTCTCAAGTAGCTAGCTTGAGAGTATCGCAGGTAACGGCCTCCCCTGGTACGACTGGTAGCTGATCAGTCGGCTATAGCCCAAGGGCCAGGGAGCGGGAAGCGCGAGACCGTTCGGGGGTACCACCCCCCAAACAGAAGACGGGGCCGAGAGGCC